ACTGGAGTTCAGACGTGTGCTCTTCCGATCTGCTGGTTTCTATGGTCGTATTGTAACCCTACAGATGGCTGTAATGGAGGACTGACATGCCTATGAATGGGGCTGATGTCCTGCTGCTGGTCAACCTTGGGAGTGTTGGTTCTCCCAACTGGACGGCGGTGGGATCGCAGCGAGATGTATCGTTCTCGGAGCAGACGGCTTCTATCGACGTCAGCTCCAAGGATAGCCGTGCGCAGCGGGTGATCGCTGGACGGTACTCGTCCACTGTGAGCCTGGATGCGCTGTACGTGCCGGATGATGCGTCCATGCTGGCGCTGAAAACGGCCAACCGGAACGGTGACCTGATCCAGATCATGGCTGAGGAAGAGGGCGAGAACTTTGAGTACGCCTCCGGCCTGATCACGAGCATGGACAAGGAGGCTCCGGATCAGGGCGAGGTGACGATCTCCATCGAGGTGACCATCGATGGCGAGTGGACGGCGGCTGGAGGTAGCTAATGCCAGGAGCACGGGGTGAATCGGTCTTTACGGTGGGAGGCAAGGAGTACACGATCCTGTTCACCAATCGTGCCCTGGCTCAGGCAGAGGGCCAGCTTGGCATGACCATGGGGCGGCTCTTGAGCCGGGTGCAGGAGAGCGACATCGGTCTGAATGAGGTGGCGCGACTGCTGCAGATCGGTCTGGAGGCGGCTCGACGGGATGCCAGGCTGGCTGGCCCAGCCTACACCATGAACACGGTCTGGGAGATTCTGGACGAGGCCGGGTTCACTACTATGGCCGGTGAGGTCATGTCGGCGGTGGCGGCAGTGCTGACGCACTCTGAGTCAGAGTCTGAGGCGGCTGACCCAAACGGGTGAGCACTGCGCAGTTCTCGTGGGATGATCAGCTGCGCAGTGCAGTTTCAGCTGGGATGAGCGTTGAGGAGTTCTGGAACGCTACACCCAAGGAGACCTATCTGTTCACCGAGGGCCAGGTCGAGCGGGATCGCCGCATAGGGCTGTTCGTGGCCTGGCACACCGCTATGTTCGAGCGCCGCAAGCGCTTGCCGCCGCTGCAAAAGCTACTGAAGGGAAGCAAGCCTGCTAAGAAGCTGACACCGGAAGAAGTGGTGGAGCACAAACAGCACCACGAAGAGCTGCTGCGGAGAGCGGGGCTGCTATGAGTGGCGACACCAAACTGGGTATTGCATCTATCCCGATCAGGGCCATCTTGGATCAGCTAGACAAGGATCTGGACAAGGCCAAGAAACAGATCGAGGATAAGATGGGCAAGGGCCTGACCGGAACCTGGAACAAGCTGGGTTCGGCCGGGGCCAAGGCGTTCATGACTGGGTTGGGAGCCATCACCGCAGCCATCGGGGCTGTGGGAAAGATGGCGTTCGACTCAGCCATGACGCTGGACGACGCCTTTGATACGATCCAGGTCGCGACCGGGGCTACGGGTGATGAGCTGCAGGGGCTGGAGGACGACTTTGAGGCCGTGTTCACGTCAGTGCCCACCGATGCCGCTGTAGCGGCTGAGGCACTGTCGGCTCTTGCCCAGCGAACCGGCCTGACCGGGGAAGCGCTACAGACGTTGACCGAGCAGATGCTGGAGATGAGTCGCATCACTGGGACGGATGCGACCAGCAACAGCGAGCTGTTCACCCGTGTATTGGGTGACTGGAGCATCGCCTCTGAGGATGCCTCAGCCACCATGGACCTGATGTATCGGGCCACCCAAGAGACCGGCATCGGCTTTGACCAGCTGTCCTCCAAGATTGTCCAGTATGGTACACCGCTCCGGGCCATGGGCTTCAGCTTTGAAGAGTCCGTGGCTATGCTGGGCAAGTGGGAGAAGGAGGGTGTCAACACCGAGCTGGTGCTGAGCAGCCTGCGCCGGGCCGCTGTCAACTTTGCTGAGGCTCAGGGCGAGAGCAACAGCGTGGTCATGGGTGGCGTAGATAGCATGGCTGAGGCGCAGCAGCAGCTAGCAGCCCTCCAGCAGAAACTGGCTCTGGCTCAGATGGAGCAGAGCGAGTTCAACGACAAGACCAAGGAGTCCACCAAGGCACGCAAGCAGATGCAGATCGACGATCTGACCAACCAGATCGACGAGCTGACAGCGGCTATGGCCCTTGGTGAGAAGTATATTGTAACCACTGAGGCAGCTCAGGTCTCGCTGGCCGACAGCCTGGCGGAGACGATCGATCAGATCAAGAACGCCGAGAGCGACACGGAAGCGCTGGGTATCGCTCAAGAGGTGTTCGGGGCGCTGGCCGCCAACGACATGGCTATGGCCATCCGTGAGAACCGCTTCGATCTGGAGGACCTGACCGCTGCCTTGGAGGGGAGCGAGGGCGCTATTCTCGCCAACGCTCAGGCGACGATGGACTGGCCGGAGAAGTGGACGCTGCTCAAGAACAAGGCGACCACGGCTCTGGCTCCGGTCGGCGGAGCGCTGATGGAGGTCGCCGGGGCCATCCTGGACAAGGCTATGCCTGCGCTGGATGGGTTGGTCAGCTGGTTCCAGGACAAGGTGGAGCCCGCTATCACGCCGGTGGTGGAGGGATTCGGGGACATCGGCCAGTCGCTTGGGTTCCTGGCCCAAGGGGATATCTCCGATTTCAGCGAGATGCTGGCGTCTGGCCTCTGGGGGATCGGCAGGGCCCTGGGCTTTGATATGGAGAAGGTCGGGCCGGTCATTGACAAGTTTGTTGAGCTGACCGGGACGATCGGAACGTTCGTGACGGAGCAGGTCATTCCGTTCGTGCAGGAGCACGCCAAGGCCATCGGTATTGCACTGATCGGGATCGGGGCAGCCATCGTGGCTTTGAACATCGCCGGGTTCATCTCGTCCATCAACCCGTTGACGCTCATCATCGCAGGCATCGTGGCGGTGGTGGCGCTGCTGGCGGCGGCTTGGACGGAGGACTGGGGCGGTATTCGCACCTGGATGACCGACACCTGGAGCAACGTGCTGCAGCCCATCTTCCAGGCTATTGGGGATTGGCTCTCGGTCGCGATTCCAGCAGCCATGCAGTGGCTGAGCGATACCTGGAACAACGTTCTCAAACCCGTGTTCGACGAGATCTGGAACATCATCAGTACCTACATCATCCCGATCATCGCCACGCTGGTAGACGTGTACATCTCCGCCTGGATCCTGGCGTTCCATGTGATCAGTGGGCTCATCACAGAGGTTGTGGTGCCTGCGCTGACTACGGCTTGGGCCTGGATTGTGGAGCTGGCTGGCGACATCGGCGAAGCGCTGAACCCGGTGATAGAGAAGCTGGGCGAGTGGTTCACGGTGGTGGCGGACACGCTGTCCATCGTGCTAGGGCCGGTGCTGCAGTGGCTCAAGGAATCCCTGCTGGATCCGCTCATCGGAGCGTTCACGAACATTGGGGACAAGATCCAGGAGGTGATCGGGTTCTTTGGCAAACTGGCGGACGGGATCAAGAACGTCAAGCTCCCGGATTGGCTGACGCCTGGCAGCCCGACGCCGTTTGAGCTGGGGTTGGCGGGGATCAATGCTCAGATGGAGCAGCTGGCGGGCAAGAAGATGCCCCAGCTGGAGGCCAGCTTGAGCGGCATGGGAGCGCCAGCGTTTGCGGGGTCGGAGAGCAACTTGACCAGCAGCAATACCTCCATCGGTCAGATCAACGTGTATAGCTCTGATCCAGATCGAGCGGGCCAGAGCGTGATCACTGAGCTGAAGAAGAAGGGTGCCTTGTAATGGATCGCATCATAAACCTGCACGCGCATGTCTTCACGCCGGGAGGCTCTGCGCTGGGCGTGGTGGATGAGATCTGGGCCTGGAAAGGCTCCGATCCATTGGACGCTGCTGGGGACTGGAAGCTGGAGTTCCGGGCCAAGCAGGCCAACCTGGATCTGATCGGAGAAGGTAGGCGGTTCGATGTATATGGCACCATCCAAGGGGTGGAGCGCCAGCTGAGCACGGGCTTCATGGACTCCCGCCAGACCAAGCTGAATCTGGCCGGTAGCTCTGTCCAGATAGCGGGCGGCGCCAGACTGTCCGAGTTGGGGCACCGCAACATCCCGTATCTGCTGGTGGCGGAGAAGCAGTGGGTGCGGCTGATTCGGTCGGATGGTGTTCAGCGCGGGGCGGTGCGCTGGCTCCACACTGATACGGAAGACGAAACCTTCGAGTGGGCGGACGATGACCGGCCCTCCATGTACGACAACTCCAGTGACGATCCCACCCAGCCCGACCTGACCACAGCCAACGGCATGCGGCTCATGGCTGAGGACTGGGATGCGGACTATGAACAGTATCGATACCACTACTGGATGGTCGGCTTTGATGCGCGGTATAGCCAGGTCATGGTGAACATCAGCACTCCTTGCAGTGTAGCCATGACCTTGCGGGCTCAGTACTATAACGGCTATGGCTGGGTGGACCTGACCGTCACGGATGGCACCTACGTCGCCGGGCTGGGAACCATGCGCCAGAGTGGGGTGATATCCTGGACGATCCCGGACGACTGGGTGCGCTCTACACCCACCGCCCTATCCGGAGAATGGTTCTGGGTGCGGTTCACCAGCAACAGTGGCCGGAGCAATAGCATCAGCATCCGGGACGTCTATGTCTACAGCGATGGCGAGACCACCAATGCCCTGAACCTGATCATGGCCCATGCTCCGTCGGGCTGGAAGACCAGTGGCTATGCCGCCATGGCTGCTCCGGCCTATGACACGATGGAGGATGTCAGCGTGCTCCAAGCACTGGAGCGCCTGCGCAGTCAGATCGGCGGGCACTACATAGCGGTCAACAATGGCGGGACGATGGAGATCCAGTGGCTGACCAGCTTTGCCAGCTCTGGCATCACCATCAGTGGCTCTGCGGAGGTAGATGCCACCCATGCCAGGATGTCCGATCTAACTCCCTCCCGAGACCTGACCGAGTATGTCAGCCGGGTGTATCCTCGCTGCGACTCTGCGGAGCTGGCTCTGACCACCCGCTCCTCCACCGGAGCCTACGTGCTGAGCAAGGTGGACGGCTACATTCGCAACGCCACGGCGGAGACCACCTATGGTCGCCGGGATCGGGCGGTCAAGTTTGACATCACCCAGCAGCAGAACGACAGCTATGTGGAGCATCCAGCCTTGGCTGCCAATGCGCTGTTCGATCTGGCGCTGCAGTGGCTGATGCAACATGATCAGGTAGCAGATTTCTACGATGTGTCCGCCTTTGGGTTCTACAACCTGCTCCGGCCAGGCCAGACCATCGATGTGGAGACCACTCAGGTGGTGGATGAGGATACCGTCATCTCCATCTCAGAGACGCTGAACGTGATCAGCGTGGACATGGAGCTGGATGACGGGGGACTGCTGGCGGCCTCCCTAGAGGTGACCACCATCGAGCGAGCGGCCCTGACGGATGCGCAGGTGATCGCCCAGGCCATCAGCAACCAGTCGGGAGGGGTAGGAGGCAGTGGGGGCGCGGCTATCTCCGTGGTGGTGAACGAGACCACGGTGGGGATGGCAACCAATGCGGATACGGTGGACGGGTTCCATGCCAGTCAGACGCCATTGCCTGCCACGATCCTGGTGCTGGACAACTATGGGCGGCTGCCACCGGTGATGGTGGGCGGGTTTGAGTTCGCTCCCACGTTCATCCGGGATATAGCAGACTCCTTCGGGATGTCGTCTGTGGTCAGTGGAGGGGACGACACCCGGTTCTGGGCTGGAGCGACGTTTGCCAATCGAGGCTCTGCGCCGTTCCGGGTGAGCGAGTCCGGGGTGGTGCATGCCACCAACGCCTACATCAGCGGCGAGATCAATGCTACTACAGGCGAGCTGGTAAATCTGGACGTCAGTGGGACGCTGAATCTGATCGAGGCAGGCATTCTAAAGAGCGACAATTTCGCAGCGGATCTGGCTGGCTGGCAGATCGACTATCTTGGCAATGCAGAGTTCAGCAACGTCAAGATTCGAGGCACTCTGAGCACCATGGTGTTTGAGAAGGAAATCATATCTGCCCATGCTGGCTCCTTGATCATATCCAAGAGCGCGGGCAAGCTGGTATCGGACTACACTGTAGGGAGCACCCTGGTGGTGGACGATCCTCCCAGTGGGGGCTGGCTGTTCGATACCGGGGATATCCTCCGCATGCGAGCGGTGAACAACAGTGGGGTGGTGACCGATACGTGGGTCACGGTGACCAGATCAGCCACCACCAACCAGTATACGACGTCCTATGAGGCGGGCACGGACAGTGTAGTCTATCCGGCGGGCACTGCTGTGGTGGACTACGGTCAGAGCGGTGACGGGGTTCTGCTGTTGACCGCTGACGAGACCAACGGGCCATACTACTCAGTTGCGGTTCATAGCGGGAGCCCTTGGTCCAGCCAAGACCTGGTGGCACGGCTGGGGAATCTCAATGGGGCCTATGGCCTGGCTACAGACATCTATGGCTTGGGTCTAGGAGACTACGCGGGTGGCGTATACCTCCTGTACGACGGGGAGGACCTGATCGTAGAGGGTGGAGTGCTCCGCACCGGGGCCGGTGCGCAGCGGGTTGAGATGAGCGTGGATGGGCTCTTCGGGCATCTCGACGCAGATACTAAAACCTTCCTGCTTGCCAATAACTCTATTAGTAGTTGGGGTGGATTTACTAGTCTCTCTGCAGGTGCTATAGTCCTAGGCCACAACAAAAGCGGCAAATCTGCCCTGTTCTGGAATCCAGATACCGGCAATCTAAGCTTCTTTGGTAACGGCAAGAGTGATCCCAACATCAAGCTCATGGGGGCTGACGGGGCACTGGCCGTCCGGCGGTTCGTGGATAGTGTGGTGAACGCGGGGCTGGTATTCCGATACAACAGCGACATGACTCCCAACACCTCCTATGATAGTTGGGTCGCTATGCACGATTGGGGCAGCGGCGACGTGAGCCTGGACTTCTATGCTCCAGCGGGCTTCCTGAAGATGGATGCGGGCCCTGATGCGGGCAAGGGTGGCGCCAACTACAACTTCATGCGGCTGGCTCTAGCCAGTGGCAACAGTCTAGCCAAGCTGCACCCCAACCCGGTCAATGCGGGAACCGACGTAACGTTCGCTATGGGAAACCTTAGCAATACCTGGGCATACCTGAAGGCCACCAATACTCCGGGCCTGAAGCTTGCTATCGGTACGGGAGCCAACCCTACCGAGTGGGTGGACTTCCGAGGGCATACTATTCCTAGCGGCTGGGGCCATGTGCTGCCGCAGGTTGTCTGGGTGGAGGCTGATGTACCGACTGGGGGAGAGCAAGGTATACTGGCAGGCATCAAGTATATCATGGCGGTGTTGGCATCGTTCGATCACACCTTGGCCGTCAAGCATGGTCACCTGATGTGCTCAGGATACAAGCCTACCTCCGGCTATGACAACCACTACTTCTCTGTGGACGATGAGCTGGTGGCTGGAGGGGATACAGATATGCTACTATACATCAATAGTAGTGGAGGTGTAGCGCTAAAAAACAATACTGCGCATACTCTACGCATAACTGGACTCATCTGGTACTTTACAGCCTAGAGGAGAGCTAATGGCTACAATAGACACATCTACAATCGTAGACACGCTGAACAAGATCACGGCGGAGCGCGGGGAGTTTCTGCGCCAGGTGGAGCAGCGCTTGGCGTTCCTGAATGGTCAGATCGAGGCCTTGCAGAGACTGCTGCCTGAGGAGGGAGCCCATGGCGACGATGGGAGCGCTGGTGAGCCTGGGAGCAACGGAGACGGCGACGCTGGCGCTGCGCACGAAGCAGGCGGAGGCGGCGATCAGCAAGGAGACCGTGAGCAACTGGCAGAAGGACAATCCGGAGGCGACGGCGGCTGACCTGGAGGTCATGCTCAAGGCGCTTGAGGCGCTCAAGCTGGAGGACTGGAATCTATATCTGCATGTACATGATGCCAAGACTGCTCTCTTGTCGGTACTGGTGCAGAACAAAGCGCTGAAGGCTCCGGCGGACGGCTGGTGGGACGCTCCTACGGGAATCTGGCCAAGGATCAAGCGCGATGACCAATCTGCTGAGCTATAACGGTATATCGTTCGAGACCGGGGATACCAGCCAGCTCCTATCTACTGGCACCTCCGGTACGGGCACGATCCAGGTGGGAGCTGCTGGCACGGTGCATGGTCGCTATGCGCTCCAGGCAGCTATCACAACCGGGGCCAACTATGACTATGCTCAAGGGCGGGTGGCTGTAGCCAGTGCTGCGAATGGGCACTACTACCTGGAGGCCACCCTGACGCTGCACAGCGCGGGCACGCACAACGACAGCGATCTGGTGCTGATGCACTTTAAGTCTGGGGACAACGACATCCGCTCCCTGACGGGCTCCTTGGTGGCGTTCGTGCTGCAGCCGAACACCCGTGACCTGTACATCTTTGTCCGGGACGGGGTGGACATCCAGTGGTCGCAATTCTACATACCTGGCATGACACTGGACACCGCCTATCGAATCCAGTTCCACTACAACGTTTCTGGGACGAATATGGCGTTGCAGATCTGGGTCAACGGCACCGCTCTGCAGCGGCAGGACAACAGCCAGACGACCTATACTGGCAGCGGTAAATCCGCCCTCACACCGGATCGGCTCCTGATCGGGGTAGGGGCGTCCGCCAACGTAGCGGCCAACATCGCCTCTGTGTACCTGGATCGGATCCAAGGGGCTGATGCCCAGATCACGACTGGCATGGGTGGCAGTCTCAGCTCCGGCGGAGCGCTGGGGCCAACTGGGGCAGTGGGCCGCAAGGGGCACGCTCATCTAGCGGGAGCCCTAGGGCCAACAGGAAGTCTGACCAAAGCGGGCAGCCTGGTGCTGGCCGGGGCCTGGACACCCGCTGGAGCGGTGACCAAGGCGGGCCATTTGGCCCTAGCAGGAGCTCTGGGTTTGGCCGGGGCGCTATCTGCCTCACCGGTGGGCAAGCTGATTGGTGGGGCGCTGGGCCTGGCAGGTACGCTGATCATGCATGGCAGGCGCAGCTTGGGTGGCACCCTGACCAGCTCCGGGGCGCTCGGCAAATCTGGCGTGAAGACTCTGGGAGGCTCTCTTGGATTTGCCGGAACCGCTACCAAGGCAGGCAGCCTGGACCTGGGTGGCTCTTTGGGCCTGTCTGGCAGCCTGCTGCGCAGTGGTCGCAGGGCCCTGAGCGGCTCTTTGGGGCTGGCAGGCTCTCTCTTGCGAGCGGGCCAGCGCTCTTTGAGCGGCACCCTGACGACAGCCGGAGCGGTGTACAAGCACGCCTACAAGCTGGTGGGCGGAGAGCTATCCTTCAGCAGCGACCTGTATGCGGTCGGCCACTTCTACATGACGCTGTCTGGGGCGCTGGACTTTGTTGGTACACTGAACATGACCAGCGCGACGAGCATGCTGGTGGGTGGGGTGCTGAGCTTCACCGGGGTGCTGCGGCAGCGAGCTACCAAGATACTTCAGGGTGACCTGGGCCTCAGTGGAACGGTGGAGCGAGCGGGCCAGACTCAGCTAGGCGGCACGCTGGCTCCTACTGGTACGCTGCTAAAATCAGCTAGGAAAGCTGTTGGAGGGACGCTGGCTCCAGTGGGTGCGCTGGGGCGGCATGGACGTATGTCCAACCTGGGTGGCGCTCTCTCCTTGGTCGGGCAGCTGACTAGAGCGATAGATCTGGTGATGGAAGGGAACCTGAGCTTCGAGGGAACGGTCGCCAGGGCCGGGGTGAAACGGCTGGCGGGCTTCCTGAACACCTCCGGCACGCTGGGACGTGCAGGATTCAAGGGGCTGGTTGGCACCCTGACGTTCGTGGGGGTGGTGGAGGCCACGGTCGCAGAGGGCATCCGTAGAACGGTGCTCACAGCTAGAGCGATCACTTCGCTCCTGGCGGCCAAGGTGGTGAATTCGGTGTTGCGAGTGAAACCAAAGAGTCATGAGGAGGAATGATGCAACAGGCGGGAAAGCTGGGGATGACCGGTCGCCTGAGCATGCGGATCACGCGGATTCCCAAGGCTCCGCTGTCCTGGCGGCTGCGCAACTGGCTGCGTTGGGCCTATATCTGGGGTCTGCTGACCAACACGCTGGCCAAGGTCTTTTCAAGGGTGACGGGCATCCCGACGTTCACCGGCGAGCTGCGAGCGCGATATCGCTCCGCGGACGGCCGCTGGGTGGACTTGGGTGTCCTGTCGCGCCGGGTGGTCACGACGGCTGCTGCGCAGTTCATCGTGGACGCCTTCGACAACAAGGCTACTGATCCGTCCACCTGGAACTACCATGCGGTGGGAACGGGCACCGGTGACGAGGCGGTGGGGGATACCACTCTGGGTACGGAGATTGAGAGCCGGGCGACTGGTACCAAGACGCAGCCCACGGCTGTTCAGCTCCAGACGGAGGCCACCATCACCTTCACCGGCAGCCATGCGGTCACAGAGCATGGAGTGTTCAGTGCGACGCCTTCGGGCGGTACGCTGCTGGACCGCTCCAAGTTCGCGGCCTGGAACGTCGGTAGCGGTGATCAGGTGACGTACACGTACATCCTGTCGGTGAATGCGGGAGGCTGATTATGGCTGATGAGCGGGAGTTGGAGGGCAGCCCTATCTACATGGGGGCTGAAGAAGTGCGGCATCTGTCCATCGACACCACGGAGCAGGGCGGTTCTCCGACCGACGTCTCGCAGCAGATCTATGACATCACCTACGGGACAAGAGAGGAGGCTGATCTATTCGCGGACGAGGACGCCGAGATTAGCGGTGATCAGATCAACCTGCCCGCTTTGAGTGGGCCTGAGCCGCGCCACATCTATCGTGGCGAGGTAAAGTACACTTGCGGCGGGCAGGTCTGGGAGCGGTGGTTCATCCTATGGGGCCGCTATTAGGAGGAGGCAATGCCTGCGTCTAAACTGGCTGTCATGTTCCAGACCAAGCCTGAACCCGGAACGGAGCCTGCCATCTCTGTGGCGGCCTCCCAAATGGAGTGGGTGAAGGGTATCAACCCGCATGAGTGGGCCTTGGGCCTGTTCCCACGCCAGCGGATTCTAGCACGGGTCTGGATTGGGGGCGACGAGCTGGAACATGCCTTTATGGAGCGGGGCGAAGCGGGTGCGGTGGAGTACTTTAACCAGTGCCTGCCGGTCTACAACTTGCTCCGCTCCAAGGGCATCTACGACGTCACTGGGCCCAACGAGCCTCATCCGAGGTCGAACAACTATGCCGCCTATGAAGCCTTCGAGCTGAAATGGGCCATGTTGGTCGTCAGCATCGGTATGAAGCCGTGGGTCTGGAGCTTTGGGGTGGGCTGGCCGATCAAGGAAACGCCAGCCAGATTGTTCGTGGGATCCATTGCCTACGCCTGCGCGCATGGCGGCGGGTTTGAGGTGCACGAGTATGGTGCGCCTGCGGTGATGGACGGCAATGGCGACTGGACGCTCCGCCTGCTGGACACTCTGGCGCAGCTGTATGCAGCGGGCCTGCCCAAGGGCACGGGCCGGGTGTTCGTGGGGGAGATAGGTGTAGATGGGGGCGTCATCAACTGGGACGAGGCTCCCTGGAACAAGAAGCGCAAGCGCCGGGGCTGGAAAGAGTGGTATGACTGGGCCTACACCGGCGACCAGACCTGCGGCCTGTCCAATCCCCACGTCATGGATCGAGAGCTATATTGGCGACAGGTGAGCTGGCTGGATGATCGCTACTGCGAGATTCCGGAGGTGGTGGCGGCAACGCCGTTCGTCACCTGCCCGCAGCAGGACTGGGCGGATTTTGACTGGGACACCGAGATGATCCGGCGATCGGCTGAGAAGTGGTCGAGCGCTCCAGGGCCGGAGCCCTATTTGCCCCATATCGTCGAGAAGGACGTCTGGGACGCAACCAAGGTGCTGGAGAAGGCACGCTGGTGGCTGGAGCAGACCATGCGGGAAATGGAGGCAGCGGGGCAGGCCAACGGCGAGGCCTACAAAATCGTGGCCTCACTGGCTCCATGGATGCTGGAGCGCGAGCTGCGCCTGAAGTATTATGACTGAGCACTGGGAGCTGGCGGTGGCGGCGGTCACTGCCCTCAACACCATCTTCATGGGACTCATGGCCTATCTGCTCAATCGCCGGGAGCAGCAGCGCAAGGAGTCCCAAACGTTGGTCGAGAGCTACAGCAAGCTCTTGGACGACATGCGGGCCATGGTCAACCTCAACAACGAGGAAGTGGCTCGGCTGAGATCGGAGGTGAACGATCTCGAGACGGCTTTGGACAATGAACGGAAGTTGCGTGTCAAAGAACGAGCAGCTCTGCAGCACCGGATTGATGAGCTGACAGCCATCAACGAGACGCTGCAGCAAAAGCTGGCAGTGCTGGAAGGGAAGGCTTGCAGTGGATGACACCATTGTTCTGGTAGGTATCGGCATCACTACGTTCACCATCCTGGTCATGCAGCTGGTCAAGGCCATCTGGCCCTCCGTCCAGGATCGGTTGGCGGTCGCCATCACCGTGGTTGTAGGCGTGGTGCTGAGCTATCTGGCCCAGGCCATCAACCTATACCCAGACAAAATGCTATGGATCACTCCTATCCTCATCGGCTTGGCAACGGCTGCAGAGGCCAGTGGCGTCTACAGCTGGACCAAGCGCCGCAGCTGACAGACGGGGCTCCCCAACCGGGGAGCCCCATTTTGCTATTTACTCCCAATGTACTATAATAGCGCTACCGATTGTTCCAACAGGAGGCTCCCTATGGCTGAGACTGTTGAGTTCATTGGCAGCCACATGGTGCTGCGTGGCCCCATACGGGTGGCTCGCTGGGCCGGGCTCCTGCGCAAAGACGGCTGGGCCTATGAGCCCGCGACCAACACATGGCGCAGCCCAAGGTCTATGTCACGGCTCCGGCGGCTGGCTCGCCAGACCGTGCTGGACATAGAGTTTCCACCCACGAACGCACCTCCGCACACCCTCCCAAATCATCTCCGGCCTGAACAGGTAGAGGCAGCAGAGTTCCTCATTGCCCATGAGAAGGCGCTGCTGGCTCTACCACCCCGCATGGGCAAGACGGTGATCTCCCTGGCAGCGGCCAAGGTACTACTATGCCGCAACGTGCTGGTGGTATGCCCTCTGACGCTCATGAGTCACTGGGTGCGCGAGATCAAGCGTTGGGTGGGCGCGGATACCAAGGTGACTGCTGCCCATGGGTTCCTGCCGGAGCTGGGCAGTGGCTGGGTGGTCACCAACTATGACACGGTGATCCGACATCCGTTCTATGCCCGTCGCTGGGATTTGGTCATCCTGGACGAAACGTTCCTCCTCAAGAACCGCAAGACACGCCGGTTTAAGGCCGTCAAGGAGCTGCTGCGCAGCACCCGGCGACTATGGGAGCTGAGCGGTGCCCCCATCGGCAAGAACCTCAACGATCTCTGGAGCCAGTTGTCTCTGCTGGATCAGGGCGAGCGGAGCTACTGGCGCTTCTGTGACCACTACTGCGAGGTGATCAACAACGGCTGGGGCCAGCAGATTGT